CAGAGTCTTTACTGAGTATGAATCTTCCGCAAATGTTTGGTCTAGGGATATAGCGGAAGAAGTATAGATTCTATACTTATTTCCGCCATATACTATGTATAGCTTACTCTCACGAAGAAAACTATAAGACACTTTTTTACCTAAGCTGCCATCGCTCTATGCGTTGTACCATACTTAGATGTTTCACTATGTGTAGTAGAGCCAAGGTATTTGACTTTCATCTCGTCTCCAGTTAAGAGATCAGATCCATGAGCTGCGAACTCAACAGATACAGAGATTAAGTCACCAACTTCAATAACAGGTACGGTTAAATGGGCTTTAGGCATATTGAATTCTACACCCGGTGCTGTGAAGTCACCACTATCCATTGCGTCCCCGTCAGCTCCAACAGCTCCTGCTACACCCATGTATAAACGCATATCAAATTCGTTTGTCACGAGGTCAGTCGCTCCTGCTAAGTCGGTTAATAATTGGTTTGAACCATCAGATTTTGTATCAAGATACATGGTTAAAGAACCACTAATAGTTCTGGATCCTGTAAAGGAACCGATTGGTTTATCAACAACACCAATAGTTTCTGGAGTTACATAAGTAACATTATTTTCGATAGATATACTACCGCCAGTTATATTGATATCGTAAGTTCTGTTGTCCAACCCACCTGAGGTTGCACCACCACCTTGCGCATCAGCGTCAAGATAGAGAGTTGAAAGTTTATTTCTTAAGTAATCGGCATCACTTGGACCAGTCGTATCTGCGTAATTATAACCTTCAACATATGTATCAGTAGTACCACTAGAATGTGTTAAACTAGCGCCATCTGCATCATATGCTTCGATTTTATACTTAGAAGGATCGTCCCATGATTCTTCTACCTGATCAATAGTAGTTGCACTACCTGACCACGTAATTTGAGCTATACCATCAATAGAAAAGTCTACTTCACAGTTTCCGATTTGAGCATCGTTAAGTCTGTAAGTTGTATTTTCTAGTGCAAAGAATAGATTAAGTTTTAAAAGTTCATGCGCATCTGATTCGATAAAATCGACTAATGCACCTGTGGCTGCACTTGTACTTGTAGCAATACCATTACCAGTTGCATCTGATAAAGCAGTACCCGCTAGGGCTGCCCATAGTATATTTTCACACATGTCAAATGTTCCATTTGCTCTATAACTTGCTGTTCCATGCTTAAATGGTCTTACATAAGTAGCAAAAGACCATTCTGCTGGTGGTAATGAATCGTTGAATCTTTTAGACCCACGATTCGGTGTAGCACCCGCTTCATTAATTGTTACATCAGTAGATTCACTCCCTTGTGAGAAGCTATATCCGTCTAATACACCAATTCTAAAAGTGTTTGCATTTACGCCATTTCCTACAAAACGACCTGTTCCTGCTCTTGCTCCATCGGCTGTAGTTGTGCCTGTAACCGTTTTTACAGTAATTACAAGTCCACTAGCACCAGAGTTATTTACTCCAGCATAGCTTTCCACAGCTGTTTCAGTAGCGGTTTCATCTGCGACAAATCCATTTCCTCTATAGTTATTTGGAATTGCTACAGTTTCAACTACACCTGAACCTGAGATAGAGAGAACTATACATTTTGCGTTTGCTCCTGAACCAGAAGTCGTACCTAGAGTTACGATATCCCCAACAGCATAACCAGTACCTTTAGTACTAACATATGCAGTTAGCATAGCGCCACCCGCAGTAGGAATTCCGTTAGCCGAGCTAACAAATACTTTCGTATTTCTTGAAAGATTTAAAGCCATTGCTTTTCTCCTATTTCGTCTTTGAAAGTACTAAGCAAGATATTTATCTGCTTGTAATTTCTTTTTAGTACCTTACTTGTATTGCTATTTCTCCAACTGCTAATGGTGCTAATACACCTTCATCAGTTGATATAGTCAATATAGTTGAGGAAGTTGTTTTGAGGTTTGGATCGACACTATCGTCGTATACCAAAACATCATTATTATCAATAACTCTTTCTACGTCTTCTAGTAGTAGAGCTAATTCTTCTTGCGGATCTGTTTCATCTGATACGTATATTCTTACTTCCAAATCAAGAAACCGCCATTTAAACCCGTCAGGTTGATATTGTCTAGTTTCATCACCAGCTACCACACATAAA